AATGTAGTAGGATCACTAGCACTTTCATCAAAATTTTCTCTCATTGCTATATTAGTACTACTTTCTGTAGGAAATAATCTAACTGTACTACTTTTACCAGATTGTGTATAATTTCTGAAAGCAGAAACATAATCAAATACATTAACATATGTATCACCACCATACACATCAATAGAAACTATTGAACCATATTCAGAATCAGATAATTTATAAAAATCAGAACATTGAATATATTCTCTATTAACTCTTTCTGTTAAATGAGAACCTCCATATTGATTATTATTTTTAATTTTATAATTAGCTAAATAGTGACCACATGGTTTAAAGTTCATTACTGTATTACTATCATCAATTAATTCATCTTCATGTAAACTCCAATAAGGATTAGGAGTACCTGTAAGTGAACCTGAAGGAGTCATTACATCAGAACTAAAAACACCAAAAGAATAAAAATTAGGATAATTTATAATATTATTATCACCATCATAAGAGATATTTGTGTACTCACCTTTAAGTAATAAAGTTTTATTACCAGCACCTCTACCATCAAAACTATTATTTCTAAATGCTAAGTTATTAAAATATGATATAGAACTACCACCATCCTCTAAATATGTTTTATCTATAGATAAAGTGTTTTCTAATATAAAATATGGTCTAAATATATTAGGATTTACTCTATTAGATACCAGTTTTAAATTATATTCAGATATATAATTTTTAATTACAGTATGGTCACCAGCATTCAAAGAGTTTCCAGCTTGATCTGTAGGGTAACCTATCCACGCTGGAGATAATTGAGAAACAATATCTATATAATCAGAATTAGAATATCCTGGATAACCTTGAAATAAAAAATCAGGTGAAGTAAAAGTACACATCTGTCCAAATACTGGATAAAATTTATTAAGAGCATGTACAGTACATAAATGACTAGTATTATTATAATAATGAACTGGATTTAAAGCTCCTTGACCTAATATAGTTTTATCAGTGTTTTTTCTTTCACAACGAACTATCATAAATCCTTGTATCTTATCTTTAAATTGTAATGGAATATTAATATCAAATTTAATACCCATAATATTAACATAAGCTTCAGCAAGATTAAGTCCTATTGATACTATAGGATAAGTATGTATTCTATCTGTATTATGAGGATAAATAGTATTTTTAGTACTATCTGCTTTATCTGGCATAAACACATGAGGAAATTGTATATCTCCTATCCATTTTACAAATCCAGGATTATATTGTTTATCAAAAAAGACAATACCAAAAGCATAAACTTCATCTCTTAAATACCCTTTACTATCAGATGATATATAAGAAGATGTATAATCTGTAAAAGATTTATTATTATGTACTATTAGATTAGAATTATTTTTTACATTAAAATTATATGTAGAATTAATTTTTGGTATATCTCTATATGGTGTAGAAGTTCCTTCATATGGACCAATAGTAGGATATGAAGATATTGATGATGGTTGTGTAAGACCTCCATCCATACTTATTACATTAGAACTTAAAGTATTTCTATCAAAATGATTATCTATTAATAAACTTTTAGTGATAAATTTATATGAGATATTAGTTCCAGAACCACCAAAAACAAGAGGATCTGATGGATTATTTTGTTTTTGATAAATATAAGCAGGACCAGATTTAAAGTACTCAAATCCTTGTCTTGGATTTATATCATCATTTGTGTCAGGTAAAACTCCAACAGGATACGTTCCTGTTTCTGAAGGAAGTTTTAAAGATGGATGTTTATATCTAAAAGCTCTAGCATCATAATTAACATCAGAATTCTCTAAAGAAACATCTCCATAGAATAAATAATCTTCTTTACTTGCTATAGTTCCTACTCTTGTAAAATTTACATTTCTAAAATTTAATTCTTTTATACTTAATTCTATTGCTTCTTCATTCCCAGTAAGGATGAAATCAAAATAATTAATATAATCAGAAGTTATTACACTCTTAATAATAGGAGTACTATCTTTAGATTTTTTATATATATGTAAAATTTCAATAATATTGTAATTATTATCAAGATTATCTATCCTGAATTTTAGAGATTTATTTGTATTAGTATCTGATATTGTTCCATCAAATCTAATAAGATTTCCAGAATCTGATTTATCTGTTAAATACACAACTCCAGATGTTGCTGAAGATACTGTTTCTGAACCAGATGAATTTTTAAGTCTATAACATACAGAATGTGCTCCTGCTAATAATGAACCTCCTGATTGAATTATCTCTTCTAATACAGGAGTACTTCCATTAATTAATGGATTAATATTCATTATATTTGGCTGAACAGCAAATAAATTAGGATCTGCAAGATTACAATATCTAGGAGTATTATAATTATCTGTAAAATATAATTTTATTAATTCTTTATGTTCATATCTACCTATAATCATACCAGGATTGGCAATAGGATAATATAAACTAGTATTCAAATAATTATTATATAGTAATTTAATACTAGAATTTAAAGTATTTTTATCATAATCAACTTTCCATATTTGAGTTAATGATGATGGATTAGAACTTTTATCATTAGTAGTTATAATATAAATACTAGATCTTATTTCACACCAACCTATAGGTAATAAACCTGTTACTGGATTTATAGTATTAGAAAAATATACTGAATTTGAAGGATCATTATTAGTTAATGATATATTTATTAATCCAGGTATATCTGAAAATATATAAAAATTATCTGAATTATATGCTGTTCTTATTTTGTGCACAGCCTATCTATATGATTTTTTAATAATTTAAAAAATTCTATCTTTGAAGAATATGATAGAGTAATATTTTCTGATATACCATTAATTACTAAATCAAAATTTGTACTCTCTCCTGTAATAATATGAACACTTGAAGTATCAGGAATACTAAACAATAATTTATTTCCAGGTATAGTACTTGGATTTCCTGAATTAAGTCCTTTATCTGTAATAATTGAACCATTTAACATTTCAAAATAGTAATTATCAACAGGCATACTTTCAGATAAATCCTGATTCATACCTTTATTAAAAAACGAATTGTGACTATAATTCATGATATGTTTCTAATTCCTTTATTATGTAATAATTCAGTAAAAAAATTATTGTATTCATTTATATTAGGTTTTAATCTAATAATCATATTTTTAATACCTTCCATTTG